GGCTGGAAGTACATACCCTGCAAGGGGACAGGATCCATCTCACGAACCGGGTATTTGTGGCTACGAATGATTACAGTCTGGGGACTGAGATAGAAATAGGCAGTATAGAGCGATGGTCTGAACTGGCGCCTGAGCTCACCCTGGAAGGGGCAGACCGGCTTCTGTTTGGATACTTTAAGGTCCCTATGGCGAATGCGGAGGATTCTGACAGCCCTCTGGGGGTGTCTGTGTATTCCAGGGCGCCGGAGCTGGTCGAGGAAGCGGACCGGAGATATTCAAATATCTGCTGGGAGTATGAAGGGACGCAGCTGGCCATTCATATTGCCACATCTTTATTAAAATATAATAATGATCGCAATAAGTTTGAATATCCCGGGGGCCAGGAACGTCTGTACCGGAACGTAGAATATAATGCTGGTGCTGCGGACAAGCCTTTTATCGATACCTTCTCACCAGAGATTCGAGATACCGCTCTTTTCAACGGTTTTAATAACCAGCTAAGGCTGATTGAGTTTGCCTGCAATCTGGCATATGGCACCCTGTCAGATCCCCAGAATGTCGATAAGACGGCTACAGAGATCAAGGTCAGCAAACAGCGGTCTTATACATTCGTATCTGACACGCAGATGGCTTTACAGAAGGCTTTGGAGGACCTGGTGTACGCAATGAACTTCTGGGCAGTGCTGTATGGCCTTATCCCGCTTGGGAACAAGTATCAGGTATCCTTTGTCTGGGATGACAGTATTATTGTGGATGCGGAAGCTGAGAGGCAGACAGACCGGCAGGATGTGGCTATGGGCGTAATGTCTCTGGCTGAGTACCGCAGTAAGTGGTATGGCGAGACGCTAGAAGAGGCTGCTAAGAACCTGCCAGAGCCAGCACTGATAGAGGAGTGATATCATGACACCGGAAGAACTGGAGAAGCTACCAAAGCCATTAGAGCGCACTATGACAGCGTTGGAGCTGGCTGTTATGTCTGAAATCATACAGCGCATAAAAGAGGTGTCCCAGATTACTCCGGTGATTGACTGGCTGCTGATCCGGATGGACGCCATTGGCAAGAGCCGGAAAGAAATCAAGCACCTGCTTCGGGAGGGGATAGAGTCTGCAGGGCTTGATATTGATCAGATCTACGATCAGGCGGCACAGTCTGATTATATCCGCAACAAGGCTATCTATGAGGCCGCAGGCCGGGACTATTTGCCCTACGAAGAAAACCAATGGCTCCAGCAGGTTGTGGAAGCGGTCAGGGAACAGACTAGAGACAGCCTGAGGCCGATGGAAAACATCACCCAGACAACCGGGTTCAATGTGCAGATGGGCGGAAGGCAGGTATTCACGCCGCTGTCAGAGTATCTGGAGCGTAGCCTGGACAAGGCCATGCTGGGGATCACCACCGGCACAAGGACATACAGCCAGGCCATAGGGGAAGTCATTGACGAGATGACAGCCAGCGGCATACGGACTGTGGATTATGCGTCTGGAAAATCCGACCGGATTGAGGTGGCTGCAAGGCGAGCGGTGATGACCGGAATCGCCCAGATGGTTGACAAGGTGAATGAGAAGAACGCCGGAGAGCTGGGGACAGATTACTGGGAAGTAGACTGGCACATGGGGGCCAGAAACACAGGAACCGGGTACCTGAATCATCAGAGCTGGCAGGGGAAGGTTTATTCCTCTGAGGAGATGCGGACAGTCTGCGGGCTGGGGGAGATGCTGGGATTTGCCGGCATTAACTGCTACCATATCCGTTTTCCCTTCCTTCCCGGTATCAGCAAACGGAGGTATACAGATGAGTGGCTGGAAGAACAGAACCGGAAAGAAAATGAAAAAAAGCTGTTTAACGGGCACGAATATGATACATATGGAGCCTTACAGTATCAACGGCGCTTGGAGCGCACAATCCGGAAACAGAAGCAGGATGTTAAGCTTTTAGAGGAGGCTAAGGCTGACCCGGATGATATTACAGCGGCTAAGAGCAGGCTGAGGCTGACTAACAAGACCTATGTGGAGTTTTCAAAGGCAATGGGGATTAGGCAGCAGCGGGAACGGCTGAGGATCGCAAAAAATATATCCGGGAGAGAAAAGACTTTTATTCGTACAGAAACAGAAAGTGCGAATATTGAGAATCTTCGTAAGGGCAGCAATATTGTTGACTTAAAGAAGATTGAAACGGATCTGTTCAGAAGTAAATTTACACAACTTACTGGAAATTCAACAGTAAATGATTCTTTAAGGAAATATGCAAGATCCATGCTTGTCCATAGAAATGGAAGTGACGGAGAAGATCTGTATATTATCAGTGCGAAGAGCGGAAAAAGGCTTTTTTCTAAAACAAGCGGATCTAATGACCTGGGAGTGGAATTATCCAAAGAAGAGATCGAGAAGATTCGGAGTTATGCTAAAACAGAGGGGATTATAGGGATGCACAATCACCCAACAAATTTATATCCTACAGGAGGAGATTTTGTATCTGCTGGAGCAAGAGGATATGTATTTGGAGTAGTAGTCACCCATGATGGAAGAGTGTTCCAGTATAAAGCCGGAGATAAACCATTTCGCAGTGAATATTTTAATAAGACCGTTGACAAATATGTTTCCAAGCCATACACTTATGGCATAGAAGATGCACAGCTGATTGCATTAAAAGAATTTGAAAAGGAGTTTGGAATTGAATGGAAGGAGTTAAAATAAGGGGTAAGGATGCCATAGTCCATGAAGAAATGACAGAAGAGGAAAGAAATGCAGAATTAGAACGATTGAAAAAGGAAAGTGAAGATTTAACCGAATGGGAAGAAGAGTAGATACCACCAGTCAGTAATGGCCGGTGGTATTTTTATACGCAAAATTAAGGAGGAATCACAATGGGAAGTCAGGAATTTTTAAACATCTGCAAGGCCAAGGTAGCAGAGTATCACAACCAGAAGAAGGATAAGACAGACGCAACTCCGACTATGACGGTGAATGATGTGTTTGTGGTCTGGTACAGCAAGAGCCTTCAGAATCACAAGGCTCTGCTCAGTACGCCTGTATCTGATGGTATGTATTATGAGCTGACTTACAACGGCGATAAGAATGAGCTGTACTTTGATGCCTATAAGAAGTGGGAAAATATCTGTTATCCCATGTAATGGGCGTTGCGACGTCGCAACAGGAAGGAGCACACAATGAGTAGATTGTTAAGATGGCTGAAACAGTTCTTTTGCAGAACAAAGCCTGGATGTGAACATCAGTATAGAAAGCACTGGTGCCGCCGTCATGGCCCTTATGGCGGCTATGTGAGGCGGTGCGTTAAGTGCGGAAAAATTGAATAAGTCATAGAAAGATTTAAGATAGTCATAGAATTAGTCATAGACACGCAGGCAGAGGCTTGGGTGTTATTTTTACGCCTTTTTTCGGTCAGATGATGAGACCTAAAACAGTCATTCGTTTGGTGGATGGTTACACACCTATAAATAACCTAATGGCGAATCAATACAAAGAAAGGACACAGGGAATGAAAACAGAAGATTTACAGGCAAAGGGTCTGACGCAGGAACAGATCGATTATGTAATGGCCGAGTATGGTAAGGAGCTTAACGGGATTAAGCAGGACCGGGACAACTACAAGACCCAGCTTGCGGCGGCCCAGACTACGCTCAAGAGCTTTGAGGGAGTAAATGTCCAGGAACTTCAGGGCAAGATTACCCAGCTGACTGCTGATCTGGCAAACAAGGAGACAGAGTATCAGAAACAGATTGCCGACAGGGATTTCAATGACCTGTTAAAGGCAACGGCAGAGGGCTATAAACCAAGGAATCTGAAAGCCGTCATGCCATTCCTGGACGTTGAAAAGCTGAAAGGCAGCAAGAACCAGGAAGCAGACATCAAGGCCGCCCTGGATGCGGTGAAGAAGGACAATGCATATCTGTTTCAGGACGTCAGTATTCCCAGAGTGGTGTCTTCTACGCCTGGCCCGGGCGGTGCAGCGACGGAGGACACAAAAGCCAGAGCCAATGCAGCATTAAGAAACATTTTAGGAAGAGAATAAGGAGGCAAACAATATGGCAGTACATATTACAAGCAGGGCCGATGCAGAGGCCATTATCCGTGAGCAGGTGGTATCCACTATTTTTCAGGACGCGCCCAAACAGTCGGTATTTATGTCTTTAGCGCGCAAGCTGCCGAATATGACAAGCAACCAGACCCGTATCCGCGTACTGGATTTCCTGCCAACTGCTTACTGGGTAAACGGTGATACCGGTATGAAGCAGACCAGCAAGCAGGCATGGGATAATGTGTATATCAATGCGGCAGAGCTGGCAGTCATCATTCCGATTCCGGAGGCGGTACTGGATGATGCAGAGTTTGACATTTTCGGAGAGATCACTCCGAGGGTGAATGAGGCGATCGGCCAGAAGGTGGACAGTGCCATTATCTTTGGTGTGAACCGTCCGGCAGAATGGCAGAACGATATTGTTACTCTGGCACGTCAGGCAGGGAATAACGTAGCGCCTGGTGGCAGTCCTGATTATTATGATCTGATTCTCGGAGAAGGCGGCGTTATTTCCAAGGTAGAGGAAGATGGCTATATGTCCACAGGTGCTCTGGCTTCCATGGGAATGAGGGCAAAACTGAGAGGGATTAAGGCTACGGATGGAACCCCGATCTTTAAGTCAGATATGCAGGGATCCACAAACTATGCACTGGATGGTGCGCCTATGTATTTCCCGCAGAACGGTGCATTTGACAATACGATTGCTCAGCTGATTATTGGTGATTTCAAACAGGCTGTATACGCGATCCGTCAGGATATCACTGTAAAGATCCTGGATCAGGGTGTTATTCAGGATCCTGCTACAAAAGAAATCGCTTACAACCTGGCTCAGCAGGACATGGTGGCGCTGCGTGTCGTATTTCGTATGGGATGGGCGCTCCCGAACCCTGCAACCAGGATGGATGAGGATCGTGTGGGCTGTCCGTTTGCTTATCTGGAGCCAGCGACGGCAATGACCACCCAGAAGGTTACATTTACAGTCAAGGACAACAACAGTGAGCCGAAAGCGGTTGAAGGTGCCATTGTAGACGTCAATGGTTCCAGACTGAAAACCAATGCTTCCGGCGTGGCAGAGTTCCATCTGCGTCCGGGTACCTATCCGGCAAAGATCAGGAAGAGCGGGTATGGCACTGTGACAGAAACAGTGACTGTGGACAAGTCCGCAGTACCTAAAGCAGTTACCCTGATCCCGAATGCGTAGAAAGGAGCTGGGCGCTGATGAGTTATGCAGATGAAGGATTCTATACAGACCGATATTTGTTAGGCCGTAAGCCGGTCATCAGCGCCGGCTTTGACTTCTATTCCCGTCAGGCCAGCCAGGTGATTGACAGTTATACGTTCGGACGTTTAAAGCAGACGGCGAAGATTCCGGAGGCGGTGCGCCTGTGTTGCTGTGAGCTGGCAGAGGCTGAGTTTTCCAGAGAAAAGCAGAAGATGGATTCTGGCGGAAAAACATCTGAGAAGATCGGAACCTATTCCATCAGCTTCGCCTCTTCGGGAGAGAGTGATTCTGCATATGCCGGGGAACAGGAGGCCATCGTGATGAAATGGCTTGGAGGTACCGGCCTGTGCTATCAGGGGGTGTGAGATGTATACCAACTCAGACGCAACGCTGTATCTGTACAGCAAAGAGGGCAGGGACGTACGATATACCCGTGTTCCTATTGAGGGAGTGTACTGGGAGGATGTGCAGCAGTCCACATTCCTGAAGACAGGGCAGAAGGATGCAGCTTCTGTCCTGCTGGTAATCCCATATGAGAGCCTGAATCATCCATTGCATATTACCAGAGGAAAGGATCTGGCTGTCAAAGGAAATATCACAAATGAAATCGACAGCAGCACGCCGGAGGCCTTGTCAAAATCATTGGCAGCCTTAAAGGCGGCCCATGATTATGTGACCGTTACTACAGCAGATGAACGGCTGTATGGCAGTGAATCTGTGTGGCATTATGAGCTGTCCTGCAAGTAAGGAGGCAGTATGGAGGTTGAATTTGAAATGAAGTCCACCGAGGCTCTTCTGAGAACCCGTGGCTTGCAGAAAAATGGGCCGGTACAAAAGCTGGTAGACAGTGAGTGCATGAGGTACATGTCCCCATATATGCCCCGAAGACAGGCGGGGGAGTTGGAGCACATGATGGTTATGGCGACTGTGGTCGGATCCGGGCAGATCGACATTCCTGGGCCTTATGCTCATTACCTCTATGAGGGGGTTCTGTATGTGTCACCTACCACAGGAAGCGCGTGGGCGAAAAAGAATGAGATTAAAGTTCCGACCGGGAAGGCGCTGACCTATGCAGGGGCTCCCATGCGGGGAAAAAAGTGGTTTGAGAGGATGAAGGCAGACCACAAGGATGATATCCTCCAAGCGGCGCAGGCTCTGGCAGATAGGAGGGGAAGTTCATGACCATCATAGACTATATGCGTCAGACATTGACGGAGTATCCGAAGATATCTGAGTTTCTGGCTGGAGATGAGATCCACATTGATTTTACGGAGCCTGATCCGGTCAATTATGGCCTGACCAGCAACGGGGACAGACTCGTAAAAGAGGATGTGCTGGGAAACCAGATCCGGCAGCATAATTTTGTTATGTATGCAGTCGGTCAGTCCTTTACGGACTATAACCGGCTGGCAAACAGTAACTTCCTTCTGGAGCTGTCACTCTGGCTGGAGCGTCTGCCTTCCGGGGATGAGCTTACATTTCAGGCCGGAGAACAGGAACTAAAGGGAACTTTTTTAAAGGCAACCGCAGCCAATGCAATGAGCATGGGACTGATGGGGGACACCATTGACAGCGGCGTAATGTATCAGCTACAGATCTACGCCCAGTATAAAATAGAAAGCGAGGAATTTTAAATGCCAGGAACAGTAACAGGGAAAATCAAACGTAAATTCATGGCGCACTATATTGATTCGGCAGCTCCGGGAGCGGGATCAGAGACGGCAAAATATGTCCGCTTAGGCAAGGATCTGGAAGAGTTCAATGTGGAAATGAACGCCAATGTGGAAACTAAAAACAATATTTTAGGTGAAACCTCTGTAAATCTGGACAGCTATCAGCCTCAGGCATCCGCTGAACCGTATTATGCAGAAATTGGCGATCCTCTGTTTGAACGGTTGCAGGCAATCATTGATGAGCGCCAGACTTTGGATGACCTGAAGACTTCCGTGGTGGAAGTGCATCTTTGGGACGAGGATGAGTCAAAGACTGGCTCCTATGTGGCATATAAAGAAGATGCCATTATTGAGGTTTCCAGCTATGGCGGTGATACAACCGGATACCAGATCCCGTTTAATGTACATCACACGGGCAACCGGATCAAGGGGCTGTTCGCATTGACTACAAAGACATTTACAGAAGATGGGAAAGAATGAAGAGGAATCCAAATGAGAAGTCTTAATTTTAATGATGGTTATGAGAGTTTTATGGTTAACGATGATCCGAACCGGGTGATCCGGTTTAACCCGGCTGATCCGGAGATTATCAACCGTGTTTTGAGCGTCCAGAGTGAATTTGGCGCTTACCAGATCCCGGAAGGGATTGAGCTGAATCCGGACGGAAGCCCTAAAACGGATTTGGAAAAGAACGGGGCATATGTGGCTGAATTTACGGCTGCCATGCGTAAGGCCTTTAATGGCATTTTCAATGCAGATGTGTATGACACGATTTTTGCAGGCCAGTCCCCGTTATGCATTATCGGTCAGAATTATCTTTTTGAAGAGGTTTTAAATGGATTGCTGGAACTGATGCAGCCGGCTGTAAAAGCCTATAACGAAAAGAACCGAGAGAAGATGAACCAGTATTTAAAGGACGTGGAAGCCGATGAAGTTCCTGCCGGACAGCCTTGAAGTGGGCGGAGTTACATATCCGATTGAAACAGATTACCGCAATATCCTGATCTTTCTGTCTGCCTGTACAGATCCGGGTCTGACAGCCGCCCAAAAGCTTGAAATACTTCTAAGAAGGCTGTACAGGAAGGGATACAGCCAGATCCCTCAGGAACATATAGGGGAAGCTGTCTTGCAGGCGAAATGGTTTGTGGACTGCGGCAGGGAAGATGATGATAAAAGACCGGCTAAAAAGATGATGGACTGGGAGCAGGATGAGGCGATCCTGTTCCCTGCGGTCAATAAAGTAGCCGGCATAGAAACACGAGCTGTCCCCTATCTTCACTGGTGGACGTTTGCTGGGTATTTCATGGAGATTGAGGAGGGAACGTTTTCCACGGTTCTGGGAATCCGTCAGAAAAAGGCCAAGGGGAAGCGGCTGGAAAAATGGGAGGAGGAATTTTACAGAAATAACAAAAAGCTGTGTGATCTGAAGACCCGATATACAGAAGAAGAACAGAAAGAGATTGATTATTGGAATAAGCTATTGGGTTAGGCACCGGAAGGTGTCTTATTTTATGCCCGGAAATGAGGTGAGAGCATGGCAGCAGATGGAAGCCTGAGATTTGATACTGCGGTCAATACAGAGGGGTTCAAGGACGGAACGAGTTCTATCAAAAAAGCAGCAGACAGATGCGCCAAAGCTGTGGGGGCCGCAGGCCGTGAGATCAATAGTCTTTTTTCAAAACCGATACAGATCTCTAGTGTAGAAAATCAGATAGCACGGACAGAGGCAAGGATAAAACAGCTTCAGGCAGAAATACAGCATATAGGTGAAACGGAGATACCGACCGATGAGTATAATACGCTGTCCAATGCAGTAGAGAAAACAAGTAAAAAGCTAGACGGACTTCTTGAGCGGCAAAACAAAATGGAGGAACAGGGTGTTAAGAAAAATTCCTCCAGATGGAAAAACTTGCAATATGATATTGATGAGACAAGCCAGAAACTTAGAATATATCAAGCTGAGTTGCAGGATACCATCAACAGAGACCGGGCTTTTACATCAGGGAAGGAAAGCTCATCATACCAAAAGAAGGCCTCTGATCTGGAGTATTTAAACAATCAGCTGTATATACAAAAGCAACGCCTGATGGAGCTGATTGGAAAAGAAGGGAAGGCTGCAAAAGAAGCCTCAAAATTATCAGCTATAGCAGAAAGTGCGGAAGTTAGTAACCAGAAGATCGTGGATCTTACCAGAAGACTGCAACAGCTTCAGGCAAGACAGAAAGAACTTAAATCTGCTGGAGTAGGACTGGGTTATGCCGAATATGACCGAAATGCTTCTGAGATTGCACGGATGACCGCTGAATTAAAGAAGTACGAGGCTTCACTGGTAAACACAAAAGCCCAGACACAGCAATATGTAGGAGTGGTCGCATCTGTAAAAGCAGCATTTGCACATTTACCTGTTTTTTTTACTGTATTAGGAGCAAAAATTGCAAATGGATTTAAAGTCGCTCCGATTAAACTGTTTCACCTTGCACTAAATGGCGTGTTAGGCATGGCCCGAAAAGTGGCTGTGACAATGGGGACTCTTGGATTAAAGGGAATTAAGGCCGCAGCATCCAGTGCGACGAAAGCATTGTTAAAAATGAGTAAGGCATTTTTAGGATTAGGGAAAAGTGCCAAAAAAGGGAATAAAGGTTTGTCCATGTTCAGAATGTTGGGACAGAGCATCATGTTTTCGGCTGTGTTTCGAGGGCTTTCGGCAATAACGAGAGCATTTAAAGACGGTATTCAGGGCATGGCTCAATATTCCTCTTCGTTTAATGTGGTCATGAGTTCGTTTACTTCATCCTTGAGCCAGTTTAAATATTCATTTGCGGCTGCATTTGCACCATTAACCAGTGTTGTAGTTCCTGCTTTGGATATTCTGATTCAGAAGTTGATTCAGGCTATTAACGTAATCGGTCAGTTTTTATCAGCCATTACAGGTAAAAGTACGTTTACTAGAGCCAAACGAGTAAATAAAGATTATGCAGCCAGTCTGAAAAAGACCGGAGGTGCAGCAAAGCAGGCAGGAAAGGATGCGAAAAAGGCACTGGCTCCGTTTGATGATCTGGTGCAAATTCAAAGAGAAGGGGCTGACGGTTCCTCCGGTGGATCAGGTGGAGGTATAGATCCCTCACAGATGTTTGAAACTGTAGCAATCGATCAGGGAATCAGTGATTTTGCAAACAAGCTGAAAGAACTGTGGCAGGCCGGAGACTGGGAAGGTATTGGGCAGTTGATTGGTCAGAAGGTCAATGAATCAGTCCAGAAGTTTACGGACTATATAAGTTGGGACAATGTAGGCGTTAAGATCACCGCATTTGTGACAGCATTTACTACGCTGTTTAACAGCCTGGTCGCAAATATTGATTGGTATTCGATCGGTATCATGATGGGGACAGGGATCAATACGTTAGCGAATACACTATATCTGCTTCTTACTCAGATTGACTGGCTTATGCTGGGATCAGCTTTAGCAACGGGGCTTAACGGTATGGTCGCTACGGTTGACTGGAATTTATTTGGAGCCACTCTGGGAGCATTTTTCCAAGCAAAAATTTCGGGTCTGTATGGTTTTGTGGACACTGCTGACTGGCCCTTGATCGGACAGGCTATTGGAAATGGACTTAACGGAATCATATCACAAATTGACTGGGGAATGCTTGGGCTGCTATTTGCCACAGGATTGAGCGGATTATTTGCTATTGCCGGGAATTTTGCTCAGACGTTTGACTGGACAGGATTCGGTAGCTCAATCGCCTTGAGCCTAAGTACGTTTTTCCAGACATTTGATTGGGCCGGATCTGGTACAGCCATCAGCGATTTTGTTCTGGGATTGTTAAATGCGTTTGTAACATTTATAAAAGAAACGGATTGGACAGCCTTAGGAACTGGCGTTGCTGAAATGGCTTTAGCGATAGACTGGTGGGGAATCCTGTTAGCTGTTATTGATGCTGTGCTCCAGACATTGAAGGCTGTAGTTTTGGCTTCTTGGGGTCTTTTATCCGAAATAGGAAAGAGTCTTTGGGAAGGATTCTGCAAGGGAGTGAAAACATTCTTTTCTGATCCGAAAGCATTTATCAGAGATAATATAGTGGATCCTTTTGTGAAGTATTTCAAAGAACTTTTCGGAATCCACAGCCCTTCTACCGTTATGGCTGAAATGGGTCAGTATCTCTGGGATGGTTTCTGTAACGGTATTAAAGAGTTTTTCTCAAATCCCGGAGCATTTATTAAGGCAAACATTACAGATCCATTTGTGAACGGCTTGAAGAGCCTACTTGGAATCCATAGCCCGTCTACTGTTCTGGCAGGGATTGGCTCCTACACAGTGCAGGGATTTAACCAGGGCGTGACGAGCGAACAGACTGCTTCCCAGAATGTGGTACAGTCATGGGCTTCTGGCGTGGCAAACTGGTTCTCAGAAAAGTTTGGAATAGGAACAGGGGATTCCGTAGAATCCAAGAAGTGGGCCAATAGTATTATGTCAGGATTTAACAATACTGTAAGGAAGAATTATACCCAGTCCCAGACGGTAATGGAAACATGGGCCGAAAACGTAAGGAAGTGGTTCGTGGGTGTTGACGAAAACCAGGGAGTAAATGAGCTTTCCTGGACGAAATTCGCAGACCTTATTATCCAGACATTTAAAGCCAAAATAGAAGGTAGCCATTCCGAAACTCAGGGGCCTGTAGAAACGTGGGCCAGAAATGTCAGGGAATGGTTCTGGGGAGACAGTGATCCTCAGGGAACTGGCGGAATGTATGCAGCATTCTACGACATGGCAAAGCGGATCAACGAGGGCTTTGCAAATGGTATCAGCGATTTTGCATATATGGCAAAGGATGCGATCCGGAAGTGGGCGGCTGAGGCAATGGAAGAAGCTGAGGAAGAGTTTGACATCAATTCTCCCTCAAGAGAGTTTTACAACATTGCAGAGTATGTGGTCCGTGGATTCAACAATGGTATTGCTGATATGGCAAGATCGTCCCGTAGTATTGTGCAGGACTGGCTGGATGGTGTTATGGATGTATTTGACGGCGTACAGATCCGTCTTCCTATAGGGATTGATATCCCTAATGCGGCAGCATATCTTCCTAAGATGGCAAGAGGGAGTATTGTTCCGCCACGGGCTGGAGATATGGCCGCGTCTATGCGGAGCCGATCTTATGCGGAGGAAGAATTATTGTCTAATCTGATTGCAAGGCTCGATACTTTGCTTAGCCAGCAACAGGGAGACCGCAGCCAGCCAATCCAGATCGTATTAAATCTGACCGGAAGTATGGCGGCACTGGCAAGAGCATTAAAGCCAGAGCTTGACCGTGAGGCGGCGCGTAGAGGCGTAAGCCTGGTAGTGATAGGAGGAACCTGATGGCGGACAGTGTATTTTTAATGGATGGCAGAGCGTATAACGTGGAAGTGGAGTCTGATTCTCTGGAACGGAGTTTTGCAGTGACAGACACAGACCAGTCAGGGCGTACCATGGACTACACTATGGAGCGTGATGTAATTGGCACGTTTTATAATTATGCTATGAAGGTATACCCAAAAGATGGGGATACAGCCTCCTACGATGCATTTTATGACGCTGTTTCAGATCCTAATAGGGACAGCCATGAAATGACGTTCCCATATGGACAGGAGACATTAACCTTTCGTGCTTACGTCACCCAGGGCAAGGACAAGCTCCGTATCCGGAACGGGAAGAACCTGTGGGGCATGGATGGCCTGTGATTGAATTTCACGGCAATGGAACCGCAGAGGAGGCGATAGGAAATGAAATGGGATATCAGGGTGGAGAGCAATGGACAGCAGCCATATGCGTCAGTCGAGGATCTTGCAAATATGGAGCAGCAGCTCCCACCTTATGCTCTGTGCCTTCCGAGGTATGCAAAAATGGACAGCAACTATCCTAATGCCCCAGACCAGATAGAAAAGGGGCTGTATGGTTACATCAGTACAGCCCTTAGCGGCCAAGATGGAAGGTTTGAAAATCCTCCGGTAATCACGGTGACATTTGACCGTCTAAAGACAAGTAATGGTATATATCTGGTTTTTAACCGATTAAGTGGCGACTATGCATCCAGTATTCAGATCCGATGGAATAAGGACGGGGAGCTGGTGCATGAGCAGAATTTTGAGCCGGACGGGACAGAGTATTTCTGTCGAGCCAAAGTGCCGCTGTTCAATCAGATCGCAATTACATTCCTTAAAAGCAGTAGGCCCTATCGTTATCTATGGCTAGCTGTTATTAAAAACCAGAGGATGACGGATGCAGGCGGCTTGAAAATCGTTTATGACGATATCGCTCTGGGAGCAGCAGAGAATAATACAGCAGAGACACCGGACAAGGATTATTATGTAAATTTGCAGGATTTGAAAGAAGGGGTTGAGTTTCCGGATTATGCACTGTGCCTGCCGCGTTATGCAAAGATGGACGGAGGTTATTCCAACGCTCCGGATCAGCTGGAAGAGATGGGGTATGTAAGCGACAGTATATCCGGCCCTGATGGTGCATTTGCAGTACCGCCTGCAATCACATTTTCTTTCAGCCAGAATTATTCCAGCGTTGGGGTTACGCTGAGATTCAACGATTATACAGAAGACCGGTGCAGCCGGATCAATATAAAATGGTATCGTGATGAGGAACTGTTAAAGGATCAGGATTACGAGCCGGACAGTTATAATTATTTCTGTTACGGAGTAGTGGATTATTACAATAAAGTAGTCATTACGTTTTTGGAAACCAGCAAGCCATATCGTAATGTGTTTTTGACTCATATTATATGGGGGCTGATCCGGGTATTTAAGGATGATGAAATAGAGGACATTAACTGCCTGATGGAACTCAATTCAATCTCTGAAGAGGTCAGCATAAATACGATGGATTACACGATCCGAAGTAAAACAGAGTATGCGTTTGAGTTCCAGAAAAAGCAGAAACAGACCCTGTATTTTGACGAGGCGATTCTGGGGATTTATTACCTTAAGGACGGAAAACAGATCGGGGAAAAACGGTACTCAGTGGAGACACAGGATGCGGTCGGGATTTTGGATAACAATCCGTTTATGGGTGGAATCTATGAAAATATGTTGGTGTCTGAGATTTTGGACAATATTATGGAAGGTGAAGGCATTGCATATTTTTTAGATGATGCCTATAAGGAGACCAGAATAAGCGGATATTTACCCGTTACCAGTAAACGCAGCGCCCTGCAGCAGCTTGCGTTTGCGATTGGTGCTTTGGTAGATACAAGCTATGACCGCCAGCTGTATGTATATCCGGAGCAGACAGAAGTGACGGCAGAATTTACTGGACGGGATATCTTTCTGGGTCTCACTGTGGATCACAGTGAAATGGTGACGGGAATCCGGCTGTATGCACACAGCTATATACCGAGCCAGGAGTCAGCAGAGCTGTATAAGGGAAGCTTAACAGGAGAAACTAAGCTGGAGTTTTCCGAACCGTATCATAGTCTGTCGATCATAGGCGGTACTATAGAAAAGCATGGGGCCAACTATGCGTATATCACTTCCAATGGCGGCGGAGAGGTTGTCTTGACGGGGCTTAGATATAACCACAATACGATCACTCTTTTAAAAGAGAACCCTAAGATTACCCAGAATAAAAATATTGCCGAGGTAAAAGAAGCAACCCTTGTCACCATGGAAAATGCGCAGGCGGTATTAAACAGGGTATATGATTACTACAGCAATAATGAGAGTGTCAGCTTCCGGGCAGTTATCAACGATCAGGAACTTGGAAATCGTGTTCGGGTAACAACAGGATTTAAAGGCACAATGGAGGGAATGATCCGGAAACTGGATATGAAATTTTCACGGAGAAAAATCACAGCGGAGGTGACAGTGGGATGAGTACAGTGCTGGATACACTGATTACAGACCGGACCAGTGCAGACCTTGCAGCAGATCTGGATAAGGTCTATGCAGATTATATCTGCCTTAACCGGGTAGAGCAGGCCTGTGCTCTTCTGGCACAGCGGTTTGGCGTAGATATAAAAACCAAGGAATGGAAGATGGAGGACTACCGTACAGATACGGAAATGGCCCGACTGCTCGAAAATATCAAAAAGGTGAGAACGGCATATTTTGTAAAGTCCAGCACCCCGCCAACTCCGGTAAAGATCACATATGATAACATCTACCAGGCCAATGATATTGAGCAGATATTAAAGGATCTGGGAGATATGTATGACAGTATGATATCGGGGCAGAGGCGGTTAGGCTTTCATCTGGGGCGGAAGATGATGGGAAACAGGAGGTAAGACATGGCATTAAAAACAGATTTCAAGGATGATATTTTTGAGGGAAACAGGAAGTATAAGCTGTCCCAGGATGGTACGGGAAATACTGAGATTCAGGATGTGACGGTCTATAGTCAGGAAGGCGACCTGTTCACAGCTGAACATATCAACGCCACCAACGAGGCAGTAAACGGTCTGTCAGAGGATATGGTAGACCTAAAAAAATCTGTCAGTGATGGAAAAGCACAGGTTGCCGCAGCCATCACTGCGAAACGGGTACCTACAGCGGCAACCGCAACATTCGGGGAGATGGCGGCCAATATCGGAAAGATTGTCCTGGGAAGCGGCAATGCGGTGCCGTCGGATGTTCTGGCAGGTAAGACGTTTACGAACAACGATGGTGTAGAATATACTGGCACCATGCCCAACCGTGGCGACTACAACGGCTGGGGCAACAGCAAAGGCAATGATGCAGACAATCAGCGGATGTGGGTTAAAATACCACAGGGATACTATAACGAGAACGCCAATGTGTTCCTGTCATGGGCGGATATCCGCAACATGGCGGGGATTACAGCGGTGAAGATCAAAAAAGGCGAATCGATAATGGGTATTATCGGAAGTTTTGAGGGGTGGGTACCAACGCCTCAGGATCTATATTATAACGGTGTAAATGTTGGGGGATTGCAAATCAACTTGTTTGCGCAAGAGAATACCAGACTACTTATGAAAGGCGACTACTCAACATGGAACCATAGAGCTATTGTTTTCCCAAACACGATTGATGTACGAAGTTATAGTAAGTTGATTTTTGAAGGACAATTTCTTAGATATTGGAAAAATGATCCTGATAATGGCATCCCTCCGTCATGGATCAGTCTTTGTCGATATAAGACGTATAATAGTGATGAGGAGATTGCAAAAGTTAAGTGGGATGGAGGATATGGAGCCTCTATTGGAAATTTTCAACTTGACATTTCACAACTCACTACTTTTGAAGCCAATAAATATTATATCAGTATTGGTTATATTGCCAAGGGGACATATATTACCCGCATTAGATTGGAATAAATTAAGCTATATAAATACGAGTAATAGAACCTCTCCAACCATTGGCAGCGTATGGAAACGAGATTTGCGGTGTAAATGTTACATTTCTATTTATAGAAAATGAAAAACCATTAGCTATAGATACATCCCCCAGTTTTATTGAGGAAATAATATTATAATTACTGGTATCTATTAATTGAATGTAACGGGCAGCAGAAGATTGACCAGCTCCGAAACTGGCATTTATATCTATCCCTTGTACATACAATTTCTGAGAAGTTGTTATGGTATAACTTCGTGTTGCTTTGAGATGTGGTGTACCGGATAAGGTTATTCGATCCTGAAGAAAACCACATTCTTTCGAGGTAAAACCTGCGTTATTCGCACCATTAATATATAGATCACCTGCGTCGCCAACCCAACCTTGGAAACTTCCGATAAGACCCATTATCACGACTATTGCGAAAGGAGATGATTCAAATGATTACAAAACCAGAAAAGGAGCCAGATGATGGATGAATTAACAAAAGCAGAGCTGGCCCGCATCCGTGACGAGGATCAGCGCCAGAACCGGCGCATTGAGCTGCTGGAGGACATGAGTAAGGTGATCCAGGATCTGGTACTCTCCATCCATGGCCTTGCAAAAGATATGGAACAGATGCTCCAGGAGCAGAAAGAGCAGGGGAAGCGCTTGGACAACCAGAGTAAGCGTCTGGACGCCCTGGAACGGGAACCGGGCAACACCTACAAGGACATTAAAAAAACAGTAATCACAGCGATAGTAAGCGCGCTTGCCGGATCACTGGCAACTGGGCTTATTTTAATTTTGTCGCAGACTATCCATTGAGAGGAGGTGAGTATATGCTTAAGAACTGTGTATTCCGTGCCGACGTGGATACCATCCAGTGGGTCAAGGCCGCAGGTATCCGTGCGGTCAAGACTATGGCGCAGACATTTGTCGCCACCATCGGCTCAGCAGCGGTCATGGGTGAGGTCAACTGGCCTATGGTAGCCAGTGCATCCGCGCTGGCAGGTATCCTGTCAGTGGCAACGTCCATCGCAGGACTTCCGGAGCTGCCAGCCAAGACCTGAGAGGGGGTGATCCAACATCTCCCGTCCGGCAGGGTCAGAGCCGGAGCAACTACTATTACATATCAACAGTGAAAGAGAGGACAAAGATTATGGCAAACGCAACAGGTAAGAGAGCAGACAAGAGAACAGCAGAGCAGAGAAGAAATGACGCAGCACAGAAGAGAAGACCCAAGGGTGCACAGGATACCACTTTTGCAACCACCGGCCCTGCAACCGGCAAGGAGGACGAGAGAGCGGTAGGCACGGAAGATAAGTAAGCTGTGCGACGTCGCAACGCAGACAGGCCCCGGGGGAAACTCTGGGGCTCTTTTTAGTTGGAGGTGACTGATGGTTACAGCAGTATTTACAGATAACGATGATTATGCCCGCACCTACGGCCTATGGCAGTGGGATTATGGTCAGCAGCTCAGGATAGAGGGATTACATCTTCCGACGGCGGTTGAGATTCACTTTGCATTACAAGAGATGGGCGGCGAGGCTATACCCCGTGTGGGTACCACCAAAGACGGCGTAACAACCGTCACGATCCCGGACAGTATGCTGGAGGGCAACAGTACAGTATGGACGGCCGAAAAGATGTACAACATCCACGCATGGATATACCTGTCAGACCGGACATCCGGTGAGACGATCAAGCGCATTACCATGCAGGTCAAATCACGCCCCAAGCCGAAAGCCTTTGAGGCACCGGGAGATGGGGAGATCTTTCGGGAGGCCATCGAGGCCGTGAATGACGCTGCCAAACGTGCGGAAGAGGCCGGTGACAAGGCTGTAGCCGCTGCGGATGAGGCCAAGGCAGCAGCCACCCAGACAGCGGAGCATTTGGAAGCCGTACAGGGGCTTGCAGAGCAGGTAGAGATCAATGCCGATACCGTGGCACAGGATAAGCAGGCAGTAACAGGGATGCTCTCTCAGGCACAGCAGGAGGCCTCAGACGCGGCGTTATCGGCACAGGCAGCCAAGTTATCAGAGACAGCCGCAGCACAGGCACAGACGGGCGCTGAGGCGGCTGAGGATACAGCAAGACAGTACGCTGAGGAGACGGAGGCAGACCGGCAGGCAGTTGCCAATGATAAGCAGGTAGTTAGCCAGATGAGGGAAGCAGTGGCGGCAGACCGTCAGGCGGTAGAGCAGACCGCTGCGCAGTTTGGACAGACCGCCCAAGACGCCCTTACAGCCATAGGACAGGCTCAGAGCACAGCTGTGGGAGCTGTTAAGGCCGAGGGCAATAAACAGACCACAGCGGTACAGGAGGCAGGCACACAGGCGGTCAGTGAGGTTGCTGAGGCTAAGACTACAGCAGTACAGGCAGTCACCACGGAGGGCGATAAGCAGACCAAAAGGGTTGAGGATGCGGCTGCTGGGATTATAGCGGATAGGGAGCAGATCAGCCAGAATAAGACTGATATAGCCGGTCTGGTGGAAGGGATGACCGATTTGGCACCGGCAATCCATAGCACGGCTTCCGGCTCCGTCATTACCGCCAATGATGCCGCAGAGGGTCGTCCGTTCCGGAGGCTGAGGGTGTTTGGGAAGAGTACGCAGGATGGGGCACCGAGTGTGGAAAATCCAGTGCCGATTGTGAGTGCTGGTGAGAGCGGCACAATCAACGTCTCTATTTCCGACAGCGGAAGTCAGAGCC